CATCAGCTTGCTATGCACATCAACTTCAATTGGATCCGCAAGGCTGTCTGGTGCTATACCTCTTACGTAAACAGCAATAGCAACCATTAACTCCTGATCAAGCACGCCAAACGCAACGCCACCACCAGTATCAGGATCAATGCTTTTATCAATACCTGGTGCCACCACAATCGCTGGCGCTTCATCGCGGCTTAATGCTTCCACCCTGCTACGCCAAATCCTGCTGCCCACAAGCGTTGTGCCAGCAAGCGTTGTAACTATCGCTTGCAGAATTTGTTCTCGCCTTGATGCTGTCATGCTTTTTGCAGCGATACCATACAAAACAATCCATCGTCTAGGCGCATTGGCTGATGCTGCACCGTAAAATTCACTCCATTAACGACTACCGCATCGCCATACTTCAAGTTACCAAACAAACTTGTAATGCAGGTAAGCGAATACTCAACGCTAACAACCTGCCCGCCAAGCACAATCTCGCTGTTTTGGTCTAAAACACCAATGCCAGAAACGGCCCCAGCAGTTACGCTGAGGCCGAAATCTTGCAGAAACAGATTTGCGTCTGCTTCAATCATCAAACGTACTTCTTAGAGCCAACAGCATTCACGGAAAACGTAAAGCTAGGGCTAGTGCCAGAGATTGTGTAGGCAACCTTGAGGTAACGCTTAGCGTCGTCCTTGCTGATCGCTATCTTCTGTTGTGAAGCAGTGCCGGTAACCTGCGTGAATGCAGCGCCACTGATGGCGGTGTATGTGCCACCTGAGGTATCAGAAGCGGTAATGGTTACATCAAGAGTAGGCGTGGTGCCGGTGCCAGCAGCTGAGTCAAGCACAAGCAGAAGGTCGCCGTCGTAATCAATTACATCTACAGCTGAACCGACGCCAGTGGCGGTACGGGCAGCAGTAGGGTGGCAGCTGGCGAGCTGAAGACGCTCCAGGTTGCGTTGTTGAATCGTCATTGATTAATTCTCCTTGGTGGTAGAAACAGGTTTGCGTGTCTTAGGCGCCGGGCACACAAGAGGCTCGGCTTCTTTTGGGCCATCAGCGTGATGGCCTTTACCGGCATCAATCAGCAGGTTTGCCTCTGATTCGTACAAGTCCAACCTCTCCCCGCTCTTGCGAGGAGTGCCGGCAACCATCACATCATCGTCAAGCTCAATCCACATGATCAGCTAGCGCCAAAGGCAAATGCACCGGGATAGCGCACAGCAAAATCAAGATCTTGGAATGCAACGATCCGAACGCTGCCCTTGGTGCTCAGTGAATAAGGATCCACCGTTACATCAAGGCCGCTCCAGAAGCCAAACACAGCGTTTTCAAATGAACCGAAGAATGTGTTTGAACCAATCAGCTGGTTGCTAACAACAGCTTCATAGCCGTTGATAGTGTTGTCGCTGCCATACACAAACTCGGGGAAGGTTGACCCAATCTTGGGTTGTTGCTTCAGCGAGCCACGGGCATAAGCAGAAACCAGGTAGCGCTGGGAGCCAATGTCAAGGTTGTTAGCCGCAACAGAAGTTTCCAGGTCGATGTACTGGGCGTAGGTGCCGAAGTCGTAGCTGGTGCTATTGATCGTTTTGGTAACGCCACCGGTCAAGGTGACAGAACCAATGCCAGTGATATTCTTCAAGCCAAGGGGCTGACTAGCAGAACCACTGCCGTAAAGACCAACGCGATCAGCTTCCAGCGCAACTGAGGTAGCAAGGTCGCTACGGATCAAGCTTTCAGCGTCAAGGCTGGATTGGATCATCAGCCGGCGTGTTATGTCCACATAAGCGCCGATGCTCTTGGGAGTCATGGCGATTTGGCCAAGCGCAATTTGCGTTTCGGTGGCGGCAACCGATTCGCCAAGCCAATAAGCTTGCGTAACGCTCGTTTTCCGAGGGATGTCAACGTTGCCTTGCAGCCCGCCCAGCACAGTGGCGTAAGGCAGGATTGCGGAGCGGTTACGGACCAGATCAATAAAGCTTCCGGTCAGCAACGTCGTGGCGACTCCATAGCCACCAGCGCTACCAGTGCCAACATTTTGGTCACGGGTAAGGACTTCATTGGGGATCAAAATACCCTTGGCTGAGCGGCCATACTTGGATTCGGCAGCACGTGAGGCGGCCAACTCAAGGCCAGCGGCCTCGCGGGCGGCGCGGTCTGCGGGGTCAGCCAAGTGGCGGGCGATACGCATGAAGCTGAATTGGCGGATTTCCTTATCGGAAAGGCCAACCTCATCGCCAGATGCCGTATGGGACAGACCAGTAAATTCTTCCTTCCTAGCGCCGATAGCATTCAACACGGCTTCACGGGCTTGCTCAATCGAGCGGCCATCAGAAATCAGCTTTTGGCCGAGTTCTTTTACGCCATGATGATCGGCTAGTGCTGAAATAGTGGTGATGCGTTCCCGTTCGGCGGATCGCACATCATCCAGGTTCTGGTTGTGTTCAGTCATCGCAGAGATAGAGACAGTGTTTGATCCGCGGATAGCAGAATCGTCACTACTAATGCTATGGAGAGCATTTATAGGAGTTTCAGCAGCAGAACGTGATTGGCCCACAGAAATATCTGCTGGAATTGGAACACTACTGATCTCCAGCGGAGTCCAGCGGCGCACAAGCATCACACCATCGGCCTCAACCACATCGTCTATTGAGTACATAAACGACACGCTTGGAATAATCCCCGCCTCAATGTCAGTCCGTCGTTTTGCCTCTTCGCTGCCAGCTGCTTTTGTATTTGGGCTCCAGCGCACCTCGCAATACCCTCTGCCATCGGCTCCTTGCCATGCACGCTCAACCTTGCCCAGTACAACTTCAGAGTTATGGTTCCACAGGTAAGGCGCTGCATTACCGTTTAGCCGGCTGAAATCTGGGGCCGATGGATCATGGCTAAGAACTTCGGTCCCGAACCACCGCTCGACTGGTTGCTCGCTTGAAAAGCTAAACCTATAAAGCTCAGGGTCGCCACTGGCTTCTGCCCTGGCATCAAATGCCGCCCGTTTCATTGACCGCAGCTCAGCAGCTCGGCTGCTGCTGATGACCACATTGATATTTACTTCTGGGCCATTGCCTTCCATCGTTTCTTCGTCCTCCTCCTCGGTCAAATCCTCAGCTACATCAAGACTGGGGTCCATAGGCTCGCCCATCATGTCTGCCGCATCATCAATTTCGCCAGGTGCCTTCATCTCTGCCGGTTTTTGCGGCATGTATTCGTTCATCCGCTCAGCATGAACACCCGAGTTATCGCTGGGTTCAGCTTTGCTGGCTTGTGTTTGTTGAGTCATTGCCAGGTGTTTGTGGTCCTCCACCTGATGCTATTGACGATTGATTAGCCTTCTGGTCAATTACCAAGGGCAAGCCAAGACTATCTTTTATTTCATTTTCATGGGCAATTTGCGCCATTACAGCTTCAAATTCTTCACCGCTAAAATCACTGATCTGCTCGCCATGGCTTTCAAGCAACAGCTCTCGCGCAGTTTTTATTGCATCTAGTTCTTTGCTTGGATCAACCCAGCTCCATGTTCTTGCTTGCCATCTTGGGTTTGTATATCGCTCAGGCCGTACCCAATAATCCTTGAATGTATCAATAGGCAGTATTCCGGAAATCATCGCTGCATCAAGCCATTCCTCATATACCCTTTGATGGAATTGCTGAATAATCATGCTTTGGATTACCCGCCAATGGTCGCGGTCCTCCAGCACTGATAGCCGCGAGCTTGAATAATTTGATTGACTAAAATCCCTGCTCAATGTCTCATAGCTGCAACCCATCCCGGCTGCAAATCTACGCAATAAATTACGCACTACATTGTCATACTGACCGTCATCAGCGCCAAAGTCAGGCGGGATTGCATTCTCGCCTGGGCCCAAGTAATTCCAGGAACCTGGCTCTGTATTAAGCAATCTTTGATCATTAACTACCTCATCACCCGACAGCTCGCCTTCTGGCGTTTGAATCCAGCCAAGGCTGCTAGCCTGCACACGTTTTTTAGTCCAATGCGCTTTTTCGTATTCAGCTAGCGCATTAGCCGTCAGAGCTACAGTCGAAAACCACGGCACACCTCTTGTCTGGCCGACACGATCAGGCAAAAAGATCAAAATAATATCCTTGGCATCCAAAAATATATGACGTTGAGCTTCGCTTTGCTGGGCGCCAAGCTCACTATCGCCAGGATGCCTTGTTAAAATCGCATATCGTGTTGGCCTATTCCATTCGTTTAGCTCAACGCCAAGCCGCCACCTATGACCAGGCCTATCGCTGATGCCAGAATACATCTCATCCAATTGGTCTGATTCAATTATTTCCAACGCCAATGGTGTTTTACCATTACCAAATGGTTGACGTACCAACCTAATAACAGCTTCCCCTGATTCCGGCAGGGCTCCAGCTATCATTTGCTCAAATCCATGGAAGCTCAGCCTCCCAGCTACATCACACGTATCAGCCCTGCACCACAATGCAAAACTTTCTTCAAGTATCTTGTTTCGCCTAGCGTCAAGCTGCAGGCCATCGGCCTTTTTTGCGCTTGCACGGAGTTGTACCCCACGCGGACCAATTACATTTGTCTGTATTGTACGTTTTGCTTGCTTAGCGTAAGGGTTGTCCCGGCATAATTTCCTAGAGCGATTGCGTAATAACCTTAAACTTCCTCTAATTTCGGAATCAGCCGAACCAAATCCACCCCAGAAATCTGTATCAAGCCTGCTAAACCTAGCAGCCTCAAATAACCGGCGCCCACGTGGCCCTGGCCCTGCATTCCATAGGCGCATAAATACATTCATCGCAGATGTACGCAATCCCATTACTTCCACCTCACATAAAGTTTGCGGGGATCGCCAAATCCATTGGCAATCGAATCAGCTCGCTTCTTTGCCCGCACAGCTGATTTCAACCGATCACGCCATTTGATTAGCTCAGCTAAATCAGCACGTTTTACCATCCGCCCGCCACTTGCCGTCCCAATGCGGTATTCCTGCGCTCCTGAAGTAAGAGCCCTAATCGCAGTTTCTACATTCTCCAAATCAATTTCCTCTTGACTTCTTAGA